ATCTAATATGACCAAAACAAACCAAAATAACACAAACACTCGGCGGTCTACGTCCGAGTCAGCTGGTTCTAATGAACCAAACTCTTCTGCAAAGAAGACTCCCTTAAGTAATAAGCTTAAGAACGCTAACGCTTACGTTAGTAATGCTATCCGCAAAATCGAAGACGAAGATTACGTCCAACTTTCACTAGACATATTAGAAAATGCTTCTTTTAGTGATAAACAGGCTGAATTCCTTAAATCAAGACGACAGCTAGTCTCAAATGACACATACTTCTTCCCTAAAGTTCATAACTCTAGAAAGCTCTCTAAGAATGAAAGTAAATTGTCACCTAGATGTGAAGGCGTTTTCAGAAATGGTCCTTCATGGGAGAGAGTTCAAGTTCCACCATTGCCACACCTTAAAGAGTATGTTATTCCAGGATTTGAAGGCGTTATACCACACGTAGCCACTGTGGTACCTCCTCCAAAGACATCCCACAATGACTTCTCTGACCTTAAATATGTGGCTAGTTGCATCATCAAGGATAACGGTTGGGACGCTTACCCGATCGTCGATCAGAAGTGGCTCTCCAATGAGAATCCATTCGGTATTCCAATACTTACAGGTGCTTTCTGTTGGAAAGATGTTGAAGAAATGTGGCCCGCTATTGAAGAATTCGGTATTTCAGTATTCCTGGTTGTACAGGATTATAAGCCTGATACAATACACATCGGCACTCAGACAACGTGGGTTGTTGATGACGATGGTAACGTCAAAGGTTGCTCAAGAGGAAAGAAAACCGTCTGGTATGATAAATGCAATGATTTGCCTCTCCAGGGCAATTATGGTAATTATGGATGTAAAACACTGGTCATCCATGGCTCGCAAAGAATAGTCATGCTCAGACCCCTCAGAGAAAAATGTGAAATTACTTTCACTCCAGACCCGAAGTACTCTTTTGCTTACCAATGCCAAACGAAACCTATTGCTATCCCCTCGACTATCACTAAAGTAGGACTCGTACCTCCTCCAGAAGATAAGTCCCAACAGTTCAAGAAGAAAATGCAAGTTTATGATCCTTGGACGGTCATTAATGACTATACTCCTAGAAACGTAGTGCAGAGAGTAGTCAAGTACATCAGAGAAGAACGTAGTGAGTGGATTCCTGTCACTTGCTCTACCTTGACGACGGTCGGTCTATGTGCTGCATCAGTTTTCTGTCATCCAATTATGGCTGGTATTGTTGTTCCACCTTTAATCACTGGTGCTACAAAGAAGATCAACTACTACCTTAATAAGAAAGTAGCAACTTTCAATATAGTCCCTCTGATATTTAAAGGTTCGGCAGAACACAAAACTGCTCTTGAGCATTTTTACACGTATCATTTTATAGATCCAGAGACCCATTTGCCCTATGGTTTCTACTACGTTGATGACCACCAACTCATCCAAGTCCCACAAGATGATCCACTGGCTAATTGGACCAATGTGACAAATTTCTTTAAGGAATACATTGACTCAAGAGCTTTTCTTGACGCTAATATTATAAGATTTATGAAAGAACATATGGATTCATCTATTTGGATGAAGAGGAAAGATGATTGCTTTCAAGCTTTCACTGAAAAGAAAACCTCTGCTCTTGAAATCGTCGGAGCCGCCGCAGAGTACGAAATCAATATCAAGGAGAATGATATTATCACGGTCTCATTGCATGGCCATGATGATTTAAGACAGTACGTAGTTCCCCATGTAGACAAGAGGCTACTTAGTGCAATAGCTAGCAATAGACTACTTCATGGTGGTCTTAAACCGAAACTTAAGACCGAGGAAATTCTTAAAACCATGATTGATTGGTATGTTGCCAATGGCGGTACAAAGTTGCGTATTGGTGATAATGTGGAACCGATACCCGACTTCTCCAATATGAAAGGCAAGAAACGAGATCAATATGCCAGGAATTATGAAAATTATATTGCTGAAAATGTTACTATACATACTACATTCATTAAACGTGAAGCCCTTCCCCAGAAGAAGGTTGATTCTAGTGGTGCTAGAGTCATATCTATGGCTGATAAGAAGACAAATATCAAAATTATGAACTTCTTCAGGAAATTAGAAGAAATTGTCTACTCATTCAGATACCCAAATGTTGGTCTTATTCCAGGTACTAACAAAGTAGCTAAACATGACAACAATGATGTTCAGTGTGATTCCATCCGCAGACTTGCTAGCCAATTCGCTTGGTGTTTGTCTGCTGATGCTAAAGCCTTCGACTCATCCATTGTTGGACCATTGGCCGAGGCTGAAATGGCCTTTTATCGATGGGTAGGTCTTGATGATAGTACTGTTAAGCAGCTCCTCAACACCAAGATAGTTGGAGCCATCAGCCATGGTGTTCTACAGAGATTCTCTGGCGACATGTACACTGCAGTTGGAAATGTTATTATCATGTCCTCCGTACTCCATAAGTTTGAAAGTTATGGATGTAAATACTACTGTAATGGTGATGATACACTTGTTTTCTTCGACAAACTTGACATGTCCACTCAAATTGTCGAGGAATTTGCCAAGTACGGTATCACCATCAAAGGCGACCTTATAGGTATCGGCCGAGATAATAACAACGGCGACCCTGTATACACAATTCCCTACTGTCAGATGTATTATCAACCTTACAAGTATACTAACGATCCTGTTAGAACTATGAGTAGAATGACCAATCTAGTCGGTTCAAATATGTATTACTTGGCTAGGACCGTCTGTGGTAAATGCCAGGGCCAAGAGTATCTCAAAGGTCTTGGCTACATATTGCTGCAAGACGTAACAGAAGTGTTCAAATCACTTCCAACTGATTACAGAACAGAGTATAAGAATAAGACAGTTGAAGGATGTACTATGTATGAGAAAGAAACTGATCGTGTTATTGATTATAGAGACCCTATACATGGATTGTTTGGTAAAATCATAGTCACCATTTATGATAATAAAGCATACTTCCTTGGCATACAGGATCATGCTAAACGTGAGAAAGAACTGATAAAATTTATAGAAAGAATACTCAGGGATGAATATGAGAAACAAAACCAACTCGACCCAACGGTTGCTCAGAATCTAGCTAAAATTAATGACTATGTGTCTGATTTCGGATGGAAGTCTATCCTCCCCGCCATCGCCGAGAAAATGCGTGACGCTATTTTCGACATGTATGGATACACTAAAGCACCAGTCATATTATCACCTCAAGATGCAGTTACCGTAGACATATCAATGAATGTCTTTGAACCGGAGTATATAGACAAAATGGAAGTTGACGAACAGCAACAGCCACCCAATAGTCATGCGGGTGAAAACCCTCCTCGCCCAAATTCACCACCACCGTTTGTTCCGTCCTCTCCATCTGACGATGGCTACAGCAGTGACGACAGTTATAAACCACAGAGCCCTCATCTAACATCACTCGAATCTCTACCAGGTGAGAATGATGTAGTTGATATTCCTCATGTCTCTGCGGATACATTGAAACGGCGGACAGATATGGATATAGACCCAGATCCTGATGGCATCGTACGTGACGAGGTAGAGGATCAACGACCTCTCCTAGATACAGATGCTGATACAGTACTAGTTGATACAGGCGAATATGGTCGGTTGCAAGTGGTTCAGATAGTGCGAAAACCTAGGCGTTAGTTAGGTTCCAGGGATTCTTTTGATATGAAGTCTTTGACGTCCCACCTTTAATTTAAATTATCTAAACACACCTTTAAACTTGTAATTATCTAAACA